TTTTCGGCGATGGATAAAATCATGCGATCTTTCTCTTTGCTTTCCATTTGCTAAACTTATTGACTAGATCATTATCTTCAAGGAATTTCTTTACACACTCAGCTTGCGACCATTCAAAGTGTTTCATAACTACTTTCATGTATTCCATTACAAGAAACTGATCGTCCTTGTCGAACATATCTAATAGAGTCCGTAGATTTTTTTCGTCCTCTTCAGGGCTACTGATCTCTATCATAGGAATGTCCTCAGGAACGCTTAATTCGGCCTCAGAAGCCTTTATCTCACCTTCGACGTACCCTATGCCTATGACGTCAGAGAAAAGCTGCCTAGCGAGCCTAGAAAGGGCTCTAGCGAAGCACATATCTTTAGGACACTTAACCCATCCACCACCTGGCTTGACAAGCCCAGCTTTTTGAGCATCGGCTAGGGTGAATGAAGCTTCTTCTTGTTGCTTGGTGTCAGCCCTAATACCAATTAGGGTACAGGAAGTATCGGAGATTTCCTTAATCTTGATCTCGTGACCTGCTTTTCTAATGAGGGCACTCATCATGCGGGCTGAGATTTCAGCTTTACCGTTAATGATGTTAATCCCACCATTGAGAGCTTGGCAGGGAGGAATCCCTAGCTCTCTTGCAGAAAGCATGATCATCATAACACCTGCTTGCTCTCCGATACCTCTGTACATTTTGCTATCAACGGCTGCTTTAGCCATTGTTTGGAAAACCATCATTTCATGTTCTGATGGAGCCCCGTAATTATTTCTTACAACTAATTCACCCATAAAAATCCTTGTATATTTTTATGCCCTTCTCCTCTAGGAATTGGGACACACGGTTTTTTGCCTCTTCAAAATCGCTTAAGTCGTCCCCATGATCCCTGCTGACGTTTCGTGACTTTGATTGCCATGGGCCGCGTATTTTTTCTGCGCTTTTGACGGGAAGGATATTTTTTCGCCATCTGTCTAAACGCGCCTGCATTTGTGGAGTTAGATTGTCCATTTACTTGCCCCCGAAGAAGTGTTTCCATACTCTGAAGATGGCGAAAAAAAAACTATCGTCCACGGGGTATTCGTATATTTTTGCTTCTCTTCCAGCTCTATTGAGGTGTAGAAAGAAGATTCGTTTGATGTCATAGCCGGCATTTTTCGCCAGATAGGCATAAGCAGACCCTTGCGCTTGCCATGTTGGTGACGGTTTGCTGGAGGTTTTAATGTCCAGAATTGCCAGACCGTCGGGGGTGGAGAGGATAAGATCCACTTGGCCAGTGATATGGTGTTCATTACAATAGAATCGTTTTTCCATCTCGACAACTTCATGGCCTTTCTCCCACCATTGTTTGAAAGATTCTACATAGGGACGAGTCTCATCATCCACTCCAAGCTCACCTATTCCGCCGATGATTCCCTCACAGATCTTGTGAACTTTAGTGCCTCTTTCTGCTGCATGTGCCACTACGTCCGCATCCAACTTGTCTAGCCCAGAGAAGGGATAAAGCACTGTGGTCACTCGTACGTAGTTTTCTGTGGTATTTTTCTCAGTCACGATGTAAAGTTTGTTTGAATTAGGTTTTTGATAGGGTGAGCTATGCTTGACTCTTGCTGATGTTTTTGCGTGTTGATCGCGGCAAACCAGTGCGCTAAGACAAGTGACAAAGCCAAAATGATGGCAATGGAAAGTAAAGTAATAAGAAGGATTCGTATGTCAATTCCTTCTAGTATTTCTCTCCAGATTTCCCTCATTAAGCTCACCGAGCGTTAGTAATTATTTTAAACACACAGTAAAATATTTGCTTGACAAAGACAAGTTATTTTTTGAATGTTGTGGAGAGATATGGATATACGTGTAGAAGAAGCAAAACTGGCTGTTACCAAGTTCCGCATTGCGCAGGCATGCGTAAAATACCATGAGTTAGGGTTTTACGTAGATATATGCCTATTTAAGGAAGAGAAATTATGGGTAAGAATGCCCGAAATGTGGGTAAATAAAACCAAAAAGAAGAGGTTCTTCTTTTGGATAGATAAAGCTGACTCTGATAGGTTTCAAGAAATTGTTTTAAACAAAGTATTTGACATGTTAGGATTAGACTTAGCGACAGCGATTAAAGAGAAGAACGCTTTCTTTGCTAACAGAAATAAGTTGACAGCAGAGGAAAATAACATTACTTTATCGAAGCAAGACTCCGAGGCATAGAAACCTCGGAGCAGCGATTTAGACTTCACACCACCTCACCTCCGCCAAGAGGTCAAATGATAAACAGGACACACAAGAAGTGTCTAACATCATAAAGGAGGTGTTAAGTTTAAGTCCATATCAAAGTTTTTTTGGAGAACTATGGATTTATACAACATCATTTCACAAGAAGTCCTCGAACGGATTTCTCGTCATTGTCCAGAATCGTTAAGCGTTTATTTACACTGTCTTAACAGAGCCGATAGTCAAGGAACCATATTCTTTTCTAAGAACATGGTTGAGATTGATATGTCTGAAGGCTGGACGAAATTTCGTAACAAAATCAAAAAACTAGCTCTTGAGAATCTGCTTGAATGGCACCCATTCAATAATGGGATCTCAGTAACCTTGGCGGCGCTCGATGAAGATGAGTAAGCCAGGGCTCTGCTGTGATGATTGTTTCGCTTTGCTAGCCAAGACCAATACGAAGGCTGCGCGCCTTTGGATGGATCTATGCGAAGCTCAACGTCGTTATGGCGTCTTTGGTTTGGTTACTTCTGATACCACCCCTTCTTTGCTCTTGCTTGAGCGTATGGGGTTCATAATCACTACCGACACCCGTGATCTGATCGTTGTTAAAGTTCGCGGTGAACAAGATGACCAGGATGGTTTCTTTTTCTGTGGAGGAAGATGTGATGACTAAGACTGATTTTAAGATATGTAGTAAATGCAACTCGGCTAAGCCTGCGGATACAGATTTTTACATGTGTCAAGGCAAGATGCGTAGCGAGTGTAAGGCATGTACCATTCGTAAGAACGTGCGCTATCAAAAACGAACAAAAGCTTGGCTGCATAGATTCGTTGATGATGAAGAACAACGTTCTTACATGGTCGACTACTACTCTAAAAACAAAGAAAAGTTTGCGGAATATCGCCGCAAGTTTAAGGAACGTTATCCTGATTACTATAAAGAGTACTCAAGAAAGCGGAAAAATGACCGCTAAAAAAAATGGGAGGTGTGGTTACAACGCCGCCTCCCATTCAACAAACATACAAAACCAAAGGAATCCCATATGTCCAATCCATACGAAACCCAAAGGAATTCCATATGAATAACCCCATTTACGAAACCCAAAGGAATTTCATATGAATAACCCAATAAACACACGTAAAAGGATTACTTATGAATAACCCCATTATAGACAATGAAGCTTTACCCGTCAACTATGTTTCTCTCTGGAGGTCACTATGAATCGTGACTTTAAGGGAATTTGGATTCCAAGAGAGATTTGGCTAGCTCAAAATTTAAGTTGCATCGAGAAGTGTGTTTGGGCAGAGATCCATTCTCTGTTTGACCGTGAAAGAGGAGGTTGCTATGCCTCTAATGAGTACCTAATGGAATTCTTTGGCTTAAAAGACCGTCGCTTAAGAGAGATCGTCTACAAGCTGCGAGATCTGGGGTGGGTAAAGGAAGTTTCCTTTGATGGTAGAAACCGAGTCATCAAGGCAGTTATACCGCCTGAAGATTTCAAACCTGAAGTCCGTGCCAAGCAGACTGGCGGAAAAGTGCCACCCTGCGTGGCGGAAAAGTGCCAGGCAGAGGGGCAGGAAAATGCCAACCCCTCCTTATATATAGAACAAAGTGTAGTTACTACATTAGATCCTCCTTCTATTCCTCCAGTCGATTTGCCAAAAGAGAACGCAGCTAAAGCTGCTGTGGTGGATGGAGCTGTAAAGTCTTCAAAGCCTAAAAGAGAAAAGTCAGATTTCTCTCCAAAAGTTAGGGAGACGGGCCAAGCATTATTGAACGTTCTTCTACAAGCTAAAGCGGACTTTAAAGTTCCCACTAATCTCTTCTCATTTCTCACTGAAGTTGATTATATGATCCGTACAGATAAACGTGATCCGCAAAAACTTATAGATGTCCTGCGTTGGGGTCTCAGCGATCCCTACCAGGGCCCTTGGTTCTTTTGTCCAAATCCAGCAAAAAAACTCCGACAAAAGTATGACGCTATCGATATGAAGATGAATGCAAAGCCTGCAAAAAATCCTAATGAAGTAGATCGCCGATTGAGAGATAAAGAAGGCAATGTAAGCGATGAATGGAAGGATCATATATTTTAATGAAAGCGAAAAAACTACTAAGCGAACAGGTTATAGAAGATCTCAAAGAGTATGTGATAAAACCTCAAGGATTTCTTCTTTTCGTAGGTGAAAACGGAAGGGGTAAGAGCTTTGCTGCTATGAATATTTACGAGAGAGTAACACCTTTTAAACTTCCCTATCATGACCATGATATTGCCTGGTTTATCAATCAAGCAGATCTAAACATGATGTTTTCTGAGTGCGATGGTCATACGGGATCCTTAATGAAGCAAGCTTGCAGAACAAAACTTTTAATTTTAGATGATTTGGGAACAAGAACGCCATCAGCTGCTTTTATGGATTTCATCTATGCTGTTATCGATAAAAGATGGAATGAGAGAGATCACAAAGGGACTATCATCACAACTAATTTAGACTCTGGAAGAATCCGAAAGGACTTTGGAGATGCGATATTCAGTCGTATGGCTTCTGGAAGGAATTATGTGTTTGAAGGGGCGGACCGTAGATTTGAGGATCATGGCTTTTAAGGCAAAAACTTTACGAGTTAGGGTAAAGTCATGGATAAGATAATATAATCGATTGTAGAGGCTGCTAAGGGCCTACAAATCGATTTTAAAAGTATGAACAACAAATAAAAAGGAAACATATGTCAAATATCAAATTCGTATCACATGAAGAATTCCCAGAAGATCAATACACAACAGAGCTAGTTTATCTGCTCATCGATGAGAAATATCGCGTGGCTTACGTGAGAAAGAGTGCAAAGAATGGCGGTCAGTTCTGGGGAGTGCCAAGTGTTGCAGTAACCAAAGACGGATGTAAGGTCTATTACGAATGCTTCCTTCAAGATAGCTCGTTCTTAGAGAAAGATATCAAGAAGTTTTTGGATGATCGTTCCTGGGAAAAAGGAAAACCATCGGTGAAATCGATACTCGGAGACGAGGAAATACCATTCTAAGGAGGGATTATGCGCAACGAACATGCAATAGCCTACAAAGATAGGATCTCTATGAAAGACTTGGAATACCTCATCAGGAAAGCGAATCGTTTGGGAATCATTGGAAACGAAATCGTTCATGTTTACCAAACGGAAGATGAAGAGGGATTCCATGTCTATTTTGAAGTTTGCATCAAAGAAGGGTCTTCAGGTGAAAAAAGCAACTAATGAGCAACTTATCAAGGCTTACGAAGATCATAAAAATGTTTGGAAGGTTGCTGAACTTTTTGGAATGAGTGGTCAGTCAGTCTGGAAGCGTTTAAAAAGACTGGGGATTGATGCTACGACTAACTTTCTGTCAGACGCAGAGAAAAATGAGATAAAAGCACTGTATGAAGAAGGATTTATATCAGGAGACGGTAGTTTAAAGAATTTATCCTTTAAGTTAAAAAGAACAATTCCATTTATTTCGCGTTATGCAAAACAAATTGGACTAACAAACAGAAAAAGAAGCAAAGATAATAAAATATGTGATCATATTTCTAATAATAATAGAAACTGGCTTAAAGAAAACCCTCATCCGAAAGGAATGCTGGGAAAAAAACACAGCGCCGAGTCTATAGAAAAATCTTTGAATGCAAGGAAAAAAGCCCTGGAATCGAAGGTTCAATATCAAAAAATGGTTGAAACACAAAGAAATAATGGGGCTTATGACAGAAAGCATGGTTCTTGGAATTCTGAATGGAGAACCATCGGAAATCAGAAGAAATTTTTTCGTTCTAGATGGGAGGCCAACTATGCTAGATATCTAGAATTTCTTCGAATGAACGGAAATATATCTGGATGGGAACATGAACCAAAGACATTTTGGTTTCTATCCATAAAAAGGGGGTCGAGGAGTTATCTTCCAGATTTTAAGGTGATTAATCAAGACGGTTCTCACTATTGGGTTGAAGTAAAGGGATGGATGGATAAAAGAAGCAAAACAAAGATAAAGAGGTTTGCAAAGTATTATCCAGAAGAAAAGTTAGAAATTGTAGGAGTTAGTTGGTTTAAGAAAAACGCCCCTATTTTACGAGGCGTTTTGAATGGATGGGAAGGGTAAAACACATGAACAGTTCCCCAACCTCTTCAGAACCCTCCATACCGTGCTTTTGTGCACAGGATTACCCTTACGGTTCCGAAAGCCTTTGGTTTCAAGTTCGGACACTATTTCACCGTAACTTGCACCCTGACGATGCATTTCCACCATTAGGTTCACTTGGCTCTGCTCATGTTCTTCTGGAACCAGAATGTAAGGCTTGTTGTATGAATGAGCATTCTCCCTAGCGGTCTGAAGTTTGGATTGGTCTAGTGAATAGCCATACCATGTTCCACCAACTCTTTCTCCATTGGCTCTTTTTCTATTGAGAGCAGATCTAGTTCTCACCTGCACGTTGTTTCTCTCTGATGCAGCCATAAACGCATAGATACAGATGGTTTGTCGATCCAATGCAGGGTCATATAGCCCATACACTTCGACTCCCTTATCCACCATGTTGCAATAGATGTTGATCAGCTCTTGAGGATCTCTAGCCAATCGGTCAACTTTATAGACGATGAGCTTATCTCCTGGCCTTACTTTCTCTATCATCTCAATTAACTTCTTACGGTTTCTCATAGGCTTCTTGGTAGAAGAATCAGGTTCAGCGAACTCAATGACTTCATCGCCTTTATGGGTGAGCTTGTAGACGTATTCTCTACACTCCTTCAGCTGGTTTTCTACTGTCTGTTTGTTGGTTGATACTCGGGTGTATATTATGTATCTCATGATTCCTCCTTCAACTTCTTTGCTCTATTCTTAGCCATCTTTAATATGCCCTTTTGAAGCTTCTTCACGGTCTCTTCTGCACTGAATCCCTCAGGCAATAGCTCTAACACATCGTGCAGTTGCGTCTCATAAAGCTTCATAAGCCTTCTTAAATCCCAAGCAATGGTGTTTGCTCGCTCATTCATGTCCTCTTTCATTATCCCAAGCTCTATAGCTCTCACTTGCGTGTTATGCAGCGTATTGAGAGATAAGAAGCCTGTTGAGAGAAAGATTGCTAAATCTTCAAGAGTCTTTAAGCTCTTCACGTCTACAGGTGTATGATCCACTGCTAGCCCTCAATTGTTTTAGTTCTTTGATGTATAGTCTCGATGGTTTGGTCTTACCATTCTCCCACCTATTCACTGTAACTACGGTAGTTCCAAGCAGAGAAGCAAACTTCTCTTGTGAAACACACAGCTTGGCTCTAATCTCTTGAATCTCTTCAGGAGTCATTTGCTACCCCCTAGTTCTTCCCATCGCGCTTCAATCTTTGTCAGCACATGAGTTGTGTTGTTTTGTACATTCGTCCATTGCGCACCAGCTCTAGGCAAAATGTCATGAATAGTCGGATCACGGTTAGATAGAATGGTGATAGCCAACTTCTTCTTCTCCACTTCTTCGATGCATTCAAAGAAAATGGAACGTAACCATCTCTTAATAAATCCACCCTTTACTTCAGGAGTCATGTCTTAACCTCTTTAGTAACTCAGTTACTCTTGTTCGTCTAAATTCTTGGTCAATAATAGGATGTTCTCCATGTTCGTTATACATTGACTGTATATCATGCATACATTGCGTGTATATTTCAATACCAATCGCATCGCTATACAGCAAGCAATGAATCATCTCTTCACTATCATCCATCGCAAAGATGTAGCATGCCCATGAAGATAATGGGTCAATAAGCTTTACTTCGGCATAACAATCCAAAGCAGAAGCTTTCTCACCCCAATTCTTCTTGAGCAATTCCTTAAGCTTGTGGCTTAACACTGCTTTTATCCCCATGCAAGTACATCATGTGAGCCTTGAACTCCGCATCTTGTCTTTCCATTCTTCCGTGAAAGTCTTTCATTTCTTGGTGGATTTCTTCTCTCCACCCTCTAACTTCTGTTTCAAAGGACTTCATATCGGCTCTCAGCCAAGCAATTAGAGCTACATTGGCTCCGATGATGGCAATCGCTGTTCCAATGCCTGTGAGTATTACTGTTAAATCCATGTTATTTCTCCTTTGTTGTTTGTTCTGGTTTAAATCGAGTCATTTTTTGTGATCTCATTTTGATTTCTCCTATGAAGAATTCAGTCACTTTTTTCTGATCGCATTTTTGATTTCTTGTAGCTTCATTAATCCCACCATATTCTAAACATCTGAAGGTTCGAATCGAATGTAAACTCATCCCATTTGATTTCTTCTTTCTTTGCATTGCTAAGCCATACGTTTTTTAGTGGTCGAATGTATATGCACGCAGAGTTTTCTCTTGCAAAATAGTACAGAGCATCGCCAAACAGATTAATAACTTGCTCCATAGTCTTTGCATTGAAGAAATTGTAATCCACAATACATCTTTCAGCGATCTTAATGGCCAGCTCTCTATCAAATGCATGATTGCAAAAGAAGTTGAGGTTTCTCTCTTCTTTTAGGCCATCATGTGAATCTGCGAAAGCACATAGGATCTGATCAACAGCACCGTAATAGCCAACCAGTAACTCATCTTTTGTGAACAGCTTCTCTCTTAACTCATAGGCTCTCATATCTACTCCTTGGTTTTTGGAGGGCGTGCACACACCCTTTTTTTTATTCTTCATTCACTCTTTCAATATTTGCCTTCACCTCATCAAGAGCCTGCTGTATAAACTTCATTCCTTCTTCTGGATTAGGAGCGCTTGCAAATATGGTATGCATTGCCTCACACAAATCCACATGCAAGAACATAGGAAACCACACACTATTGCCATATTTCTCATACAGCTGTGCAGCCACATTCCTCTTAGCCTCTTTCAACAGGTCAGAGCATTCATCTAGCCATTCTTTAGATGCGTGTATTTGAGTCATATCTCACTCCTTAGCTTGTGATATGTACAACACTATATGCCTCACTAAGGATTTATCGCAACAAACAAAGTAGAGTTTGTTTAGGAAAGTAAAGGTTTCTCGAGGAGAAATGATGGATTCAAATAATTCCTTGACAGGTAAATTGGGCTTAATCCATTATGCGGTTATAATCAGTCTTGAACATAGGCCATGCACACGCCTAGTGTGCTTAGGTAACCTAGTTAAATGGGTTCAAGAGACCAAAGTAAACGATAAACAAAGTCACAGGTTATGGCAGGCTTCCCAAGCGTAAAGAAAGGTAATAAGATAGGCGAGAAAGCAAAACGCCCTAAGCCAGGCATCCCACTTGATGAAAATGTCATCGCTCAACTCATCTCTGATTGCAAGGGAAATTTAAGCAGAGTAGCAGATACACTAGGCTCTAGTAGAGGTGCTGTACGCAATGTAGTGGATCGTAACAAGGATCTACAAGAGCTACTAAGACAAGCTAGAGAACGTCAACTAGATGAGCTAGAGCAAAGCGTATTCGATAGAGCTATAGAGACCAACGATACAACACTACAGCTCTTCTTGCTTAAGACTCAAGGTAAGTCTAGAGGTTACGACCAGGATGAAGCTAAGAATGCAGCTAAGGACATAGCTACAGCAGCCTTTGACTTCATCATCAGCAAGCAGCCTAAGGCATAGGCTAGCATCTAGTCATCACTCAGTGATACACTTAACAAACAAGCTTTGCTTAGGTATCACTCCGAACGGATAGCAACATCGGTTGGGAACAAGGTATGGAACCAGGATTGGAAACGCTAGAAAACAGGGGTGGGGGTGTGTCCTTAAGCAGTACTGGTACTTGTTATATATGTATCTCATACCCTCTCTCACTTTCACTTCACTTTCTCAACTAAAACAAAGCTTTTCACATTATGTCTACTACATTCCTAGAACTTAGTTACACTTAATGTGTAAAAAAATCTCTCCCAAGTATTTCAAGAAAAGTGTATACCTAGACTAGGAAACAATGCGTTCTCAAGGGACACTCACGTCAAAAAAAAATTGCCCAGAAATTTAGACTTCAAATAAACTCTTTACTTTCATATAGTCACACCAAAACGAGGTGAGTATGATACGCAAGGGATTTATAAGAGATAAGGATAAAGATGAATCAGCTATGTGATAAGTGTAATGGTACTCTCCTCAACCTTCGTCCTGGGTCTGGTGAGTGTATAGAGATCTGTAGGGACTGTGATATTAGGGCTGCTATGGAGTATCTACAGAAAGGAAGTATTGAGGGGTGGATAAGCACAAAAGATAGGCTACCCTCAGAAGATGGGCTTTATGAAGTGTGCTATAAAGAGACTCTTCTTTCCGAGAGATGTTGTGGAAGAGAATGGTTTATTGATGGTGAATGGATTCCTATGCCTATTAGCTGTCATCTGGATATTATCTTCTGGATGCCTCTCCCTAAGCCTCCTAACGACCACCAATAGCAATCCATAGCTTATCGATCTCCTTGCATCGAGACGCTAGTGCTGTGTTGATGCAGAAGTCTCTAGTAAACAACTCGGGAACTTTCTCCCCTGGGTTGTCCTGAATCCATTGTTCCTTAAGCCTATCATTCACTACTGCATTCTCCTCAAAGGTCTTGATGAGCGTCTCTAGATCGTACATGGGTTTCTCCTGATATTCCGACACTTTTCCGACAAATCTGATTGGGTTTTCTGTCAACTCGCTCTAAAAAAAGCTTCGGAATTCCGACGTTATCCGAAATGTTGACTAAAAAAATTACTTTACACACCACACCATCCTGATGTAAATGTTTTTTTTACATAGGAGGACACATGTGTGGGCCGTATTGGAGTCAGTGGGATAAAGCAGATCTAGATTCATGGATGGGCAAAGAGTCCTATCAAGATGATGATGATAATAGGGATGAAGAGGAATGCTCCTGTCTTGGATGCTGTTCCCATAACCCCTGCGGTAACTGTATGGACTGCCTAGGGATGTCTTGGCGTGACTTTATGTAAATACTTGTTTTAAAGAAAAAGCTTGAACGATAATATAAAAAAATCTTTACTACGGAGAATACATGCCCATATTTAAATGGACGATTCATATGGACGATTACAAGCAACTGAGATGTCTACAGTACAGATGGAACAAGGTTAAGTACAAGGAAATGTTGAGAGATGAAGGATTTAACACAGGAAGGGAGCAAACAATGTTTAAAGAAGAACTAGAAGATCTTGAAATCGTTTACAAAACCGCACTGAAGAACTATGCCAAGGAAGTGGAAGAAGTTCTTCCTTCTTTACTCTATTTCATGGAGAAGTTTTTGATTGTCCACAAACAAAATGAGGCTATACGTGAGAAACTTGAAGACTTATTGGCAAAGACTGGTAGACAAGAATGCGATGAGTGCGATGGAGGAGACGATGAGTGATCAAGGACAAGCGCCAGTACAAGAAGCAATTCCAGAAGTGCCAGTAGCTCCAGAAGCAGCACCTAAAGCTAAGCAATACCTTCTCATGGTAGATGAGTTGGGAGCAGCTTTAATGGCACGTATGTGTCCTGGAATCCAGATGGTTCAGGTAGAAGGTATCAACATGCAGGGAAGCGATTCTCATGTAGCGCTTGTTACTCCTATCGTGAAGCCTATCCCACAACCAATGCCTATTCAGGCAGTAGAAGCCCCAAAAATTGACTAATGGACATTCTTCTAGGCTTAATGGCTTTTACAGGATGGGTATTCCTACCACGCACAACCATGCTCATCTACGTGATGGTCATGGTTCAAATCCTTCAGGGGCCGAATTTTATATATATTAAATATATATCCGGTGTATGTTCTTACCACACTGAACATACAGGAGGTGTATATGTTAGTAATGATAGCAGGGGTTAAGGGTGGTACAGGTAAGACGACCATCGCTACCAACCTGGCGGTGATGAGATCGCTGGAAGGAAAGAGGTTGTTGCTAGTAGACGCAGATGAACAAAGATCAACGGAAATCTGGGCTCACCAAAGGGATATTCTTGGAATCGAAACAAAATGGACGACTGTTTCCTTCGGGGGTAAATCTTTGAGAACTCAACTCCTCAAGATGAAGGATCACTATGATGATATCATCATTGATGTGGGTGGAAGAGAGACTACATCTCTTAGAGCAGCCCTATCAATTTCCGATGTATGTTACGTGCCTTTTAAACCTCGATCCCTGGATATTTGGACTCTTAATGATGTCAAGGCTGTGGTTCAGGAGATGAGACCAGCCAATCCCAATCTCAAAGTCTATGCCTTCATCAACCAGGCTGATGCCAATGGCACAGATAATCAAGACTCCCAGAGCATTCTCGGCGAGCATGAGGAGATCAAATGCCTGCCGCTCACCATAGGATCTCGCAAGGCGTTCGCAAACGCTGCTAGCGACGGACTCGGAGTTGTCGAGATGAAAGTCCAAGACAAGAAGGCTGTTCATGAAATGGGCCTTCTCTACGATTTTATATACAAAAACTGTATGTCGGATGTATAAGTTCTGTTCATAAAACATACAAGGAGTGTATATGATGGCTGTAAGTAAACCAAGAGAGAAAGACGTGGAAGCACTGATAGAGAAAGGTGGAAAGGTGAAGGAAGACTACAAGTCTAGAGAGTGGTTTATCGTGAACCTACGTATCTCTAAAGCCATGCTGGATGAGGTAGATGAGGCCGTGTCTGACCGAGTGGGTATTACAAGGACTGGATGGATACTAGAAGCAATACATGAGAAG